GGGAAATCAGCGAAAGTACGATAAATCCATGCTTTAACAATGTATCGGTCATTTTGGAAACTCACTAACTCTGTCTCTACTCGGAAATCTGGAAAGTCCTTGATGAACTTCTCCAGCCTTACTTCTACTGTCTCGTAATCTTCTAGGTTAAACATAAAGCTCATTCTCCTCTGTTCTTAGCATTCCTGAAATTGCTGCGTATCCAAGCATGTCGATGTAATTGTCAGTTTTTGAACCTTCCATGCTTCTTGCGAGTTTGACCAGCACCATACAAGCTGCAACTTGGTAATCTTCGATTGGGATTTCAAGGTAAGCCGACCACAATCGTGCTGTTCTTGCCATGTTGTCGGATGGGTGACCATAGTCCATTCCACGATCTTCAATCGTTGATTTTGCTTCGGCAAGCAAGTCTTTTGCATTCATCGACCCACCTGCTCGTAATACTTTCGGACCGCTTTGCGACCATCTACCAGCCCTTGATCGTAGCCAACTTCCTGACCTAATCTAAAGGAGAAGTAAGAGATTAAGCCAACACCTGCAATCATCAGAATCGTTAATGAATTGATAATCATTTTGCCCTTTCTTGACCCGTATTTCGGGAACAGGAAGAGTGTTGCACAGCTAGTGGGATTTATTCAGTAGATTTTGATAACGAAACGGTAACAATTCTGAGTCATCCATATGGTCATCGATGTCTCTGGATATGTCGTTACCGAGCGCGCCCGTATCTCTTACCTGACACAACGAAAGTACCGTCCTTCTCTAAGTTAATGATGCTGACCTGCACATTTGTGCCTATTTCCTCAATGATGATGAACGCTTGCTGCCAGTTCATTGTGCCTTTAGTGTAATGAGCCTGCCTGACATCCATAAGATGCCCAGCCTCCCACCCACGCAGGATACGGCCTATACGGCCTCCTGAGGCCTCTGTGAAGGCCGATTGACCTGCCCTATGTGTGTGTCCACATATGACGCTAATACCGTGCCTACGAGCCGCTTCTAGGGCTGTAAGACCAGGTGTAGGTTTTACGCTCTGCTCATCCCCATGAACTGCCACGATGCCCCTAGCAATGGCGTAGGGCTTCTTATGATAGGTAATGCCTAGTTCATCAAGCTTCATGAACTTCTCAAAGCGCAACTCAGGCAATGCTAAGAATGCAGGAATCTTCTTCATCGTGACATTGTAAAGACGGTCTGTGTGATTGCTACGAATCATGTGAGCTTCTTTAGAATGCTCGACTAATGACCAGAGAACTTCAACGGTCTCGTCTCTGTCAGCAGCTAGTGTCTGCTCGTACCATCCTGGAGTGTTTTCTGTCCATCGGGAAATCTGTGGTAAGTCGATTTCATCTCCGAGAGTAACGACAGAATCGGGGCGAAACGCCTTAATAAAACTTGCAACATTTTTAACAGCAACTGCATCGTGATAGGGGACTTGTAAGTCCGGAACTACAACAGTTCTTCTCATTCATCCTCGTCATCATCCTCATAATCGCCGAATTTTTCGGGTTCGATTGGGGTAGGCAAAATCCAAGCAGGATAGGCTTGTGGCTCTGTGATCATGAATAACACAACAGACTCAGGGAAACCGGCGCGTTTGAGTGACTTGTAGTATTCGTGTAACCCGATGCAGAAAGCATCGAGAGCTGAATAGCCTTGTTCTTCCAACGCCTTAGTTGCTTTTCTTGCCATGAGTAAATTGTCACCTCTCTAATAAAGAAATGATTGTTTCGACACGCCCTTCAAGTCGATTCAATCTGTCATTCATTGACGAACCACCGTTAGGTTTTAGTTCAGCCAAGTAATGCTTAACAAGCCAGCGCACAGATCCTGCAAACGCTGTGACGATAGAGATAACTGCAACTGCAAGAGCCGCCCAGTTAAGGGCGCTCATTATGCTTTGATGCCTAGACTTGAATCGTTAGGGTTTAACCAACGAATGATTGGTGGCAAGCATGATGAAAGTCCAGCAGCGATCAACGCCTTTGGCTCTGTAACACCAGCTGCTGCCAATGAGAGAACTGCTACTAAGAATGCTCTAGCCCATGAGCCTGCTGCTGTTTTTAGGTCGTTCATCTATCTGCTCCTAGCATCGGGATATCAAACCAGCTACCGTTCTGGTCGCCTTCTTTAGTGAATGAAATATGAATATGGTGATTGTGCTGATTAATCCCATCGTAAGTACGCCAACGCCAAGCTCTCTTAGAACTGGCAATTTTACCTGCGAAGATGACATATGCAATCCGTTTGTCGGTCTTGGCACACTCGCGTATTTGGTCGGCAAGATAAGCACCTGTGCTGGGGCGTGAGTCGAAGTCCTTATCCACATCAATAGCCCTGACGATTCCGTTAGACGGATCGGGATTGTGGTCACTCTTACGATTGGAGTGTGCGGCATCGCCTATCCAACCATCGCTGCGTCTGTCACGATCAGGAAAACTGTCGTCAATTTGTTCACGAAGCTGCTGACCAGCCTTACACAGTAGGGGTTTCACGAATGACCTCTGGCACTACCCATTGACAAGTTTGCTCATCAAACCCTGTTGCATTTAATGGTTCTGGTGCAATGAAGGCATCTCTTACTTCATCGTATGTATAACCAATACCTGCAAAGTTTTTGCGAATGTTTCCATTGTAGGAAGTTTTAATCCAAGTACCACCAAGATTGTCTAATAACCATTGATAGCCTTCATCACCATTTGGATCATTATTATCGCCAACTAGAACTCTTAAAACAATATTATTGTTATCAATTTCAGCCCAATGACTCATTTTGCATACCTCACAATAACAATTCCTGAACCGCCTGAACCACCAATGTATGCAGGGCCACCAAAGAAACCGCCACCACCGCCGCCGCCAGTATTTACTGTTCCGTTAATACCAGCACCACCTGAACCGCCTGCTCCACCGCCACCTGAACCGCCTGCTCCTGGAGTACCACCATAAGCTAAGGAACCACCGCCGCCGCCAGCAATATAGCCACCAACACCTGAAGAAGTTACCGAAAACCAAGATGAAAGAGTATTAAGACCAATTCCGCCTGCTCCACCAGTTGTGCCTGTACCCTGTGCGCCTATTGCCCCAGAACCACCGCCGCCGCCTGTTCCATAATTAGGAGCAGTAGCGGATGCACCACCACCTGCATAACCTTGACCAGCGGTACCAGCAAAACCTGATGCTCCGCCATTTTTACCGCCGCCTGAACCGCCAGTGCTACCACCACCACCACCGCCGTTAGTACCACCGCCGCCGCCTGTAGCAGTTGATGAATTAAATACAGAGTTAGAACCTTGTGAACCACCAGCAGAACTTGATGCAGTTACTGCACCTGCTCCAATAGTTGCTGTTTTAGCTGTTGATATTGTAGAAGTTGTAACATAAACATAACCACCAGCACCGCCGCCAGCGCCACCATCTGAACCGCCTGAACCACCACCAGCTACAACTAAATAATCGCAACTTAATGAAACGCTTGGTGTAAATGTTCCATTAGATGTAAATGTGTGATACCAGTAAGTTGAATCTGATGTAATAGTTCCACCTGTTGCTTTTGGTGCAGGTAAAGCAGCAGATAGGGCTGTAATAGTGTTTAGCATTATGCAACAGCACCTACAACATACCAAGTATCTGTGCCAGTTTTAATACAGGCTGCTGATCTATATTGTGCAAGGGTTGGAGATGCTGCTGTTGCTCCAGCACTTAGGACTGTTGTAGTGCCTGATGTGACTGCTGAGATCGTGCACACACCTGCACCAATGTTGAGAACAGTAATAACTGTGCCGATAGGATGAGCTACAGATGCGTTGGTTGGAATCTTAAAAGTATTTGCTGATGCGTTGCTCATAGTTACCAAAACCTGATATGAGTCATTTAGCACTGATGTGTAGGTTGTGCCTGTTTGTGCGTTCATGGTGAATGCGACTAGCCCATTGAACATGGTGCTAGTGAGAACATCACCTGTAATCGCTGGGAATCCGCTTGCCATTTTTACTCCTTAGTAAGATAGAACGCTAGTGCCTAGAATACCGTATAAAGATGATCCAATGATGAATCCATCGATGATTGGTTCTAGGGTGGTCAGTTGGGTTTTCCAAGAATTAGGGCTGATACTGTGAGCAATCCCGAATACCTGCAAAGTTTTAGTCAAGGCTGATGAGCCTGGTTGTGTGGTTGTGATAGTTACTGGATCAAAGAAATCTAGGTCGAGTGCAGCTGTAATTCCTGCATCGTAACTGTCTGTATAAATGTCAAGGGTAATGGCATCACATCGAGTCGTAGTTTCAGCTCTGGATGCTACGTAAGCCCGAGCATAGTCAAGGGCCACAGAATCCGTTTCCATCAAAAGGTTCTGCTGGTTGTAAGAATGAACAAAGTATTTGTCGATAGAAGCTTGATTGATGGCGTTCTGGGTTGTGCCGCCTGTGCGAGTAATCTGGGCTGAGTTGTAGATGAGAACGTCATTAAGAAGCCAGACTGCATTAAAGTACGAAAGCCCTGTGCCATCATCATTGAAAACAACTGGAGTGCCAGTCACGCTGCTAGTTGTAAAGGCTCTGTCTTGGAATACGAACTCACCATTGGCATTGACATACAAAGAGCCATACTCTGAAAGTTCGACTGTCTGCATGGCTTCCAGGGCTGTTCTAGGGGTCGCTGGGTCGGCCTGTAAGGTTGTCTGTCCAGCATCGATGTCACGCATCGAGGCTGGCCATCCGATTTGGTCAAGAATCTTATTGACGCGAGTGCCAGATAACTGACCAGCGCCTGAGTCTGTCACTGTAGATATCTGTGCGTTCTGTGCAAGTCGGAAAGCATCTACAGCTGTGATTGTTGTATAGACAATATCGCCTGTGAACTTAGGCGTAGTGGTCGTATAGCCTGTAATAAAGCCTGAGAAGATTGGATAAGTGACCGAGTTCCATGTGGCAGTTATCTGCACCTTGCGCATTGGATTGAGTAATCCGTAATAAGGGCCAGATACATTTTGTGGGTTAAAGTCACCATTCTGATCCACAATGCGTAGGGTCAATTGACCTGTCTGGAATTGGTCAGCCTGTGCGTTACGTCCTCTACTGGTTTGAACAGAATCCACTTGATTAGATACATCGACAATGACTGATGAACTATCAGCTAATACGTTTACTCCAAAGATACCTGAACCAATAATGAAAGCCTGAGCAAACGATGGCCCAGTCGAGAAGTTAATGGTTGCATTGATTACTGGTACTGCCACTAGATTGCTCCAGCGTAAGTGGTTGAGTTTCCATATCTGTTAAGGTCTTGGATTGCTCCTTGAACGACTGCTGCAATCTGTTGATCGCCAATGCCTGTAGCGTTGATGGTGATATTTGTTGCACCACCCATTGCTCGAAGAGTATCGCGTTCACCGATCGCAAAAGAACCTGCATTGAGCGGAGTATCTAATGCGCCATAGTTAGGCGGATTGATGCCGCCAGCATTCTCTGGCACTACCCCAATTCCCATAGCGCGTAATGTGTCGCGCTCACCTAGAGCAAATTGACCAAAGTTAAGGAAGCTGTTAAGTACCCCGTAAGCCGCTTTGCCAAAATCTTCCATTGCAGTAGCAGCATTAAGAGTTGCTTTAATTTGTCCAGCAAGGGCTGCATCTTGGTCTTTGATGGCAATAAGAGATTTAATGCGTGTTTGAGTTTCTTGGTCTGTTGCGTTGTTTAATGCTGCAAATAGACCAATTCGCTCAACATCGAACTTCTTCTCTAGCTCTTTGAGTGCCAGTTCATCACCAGTTAGGGCTAACTTACGAGTTGTATTAGCGTTATCAATTTTTGATAGTTCATTCTTGGATTTTTGCAATCTAAGCGCATCAGCGTTGGCTTTATCGATTGCCTTGCGCTGTCCAGGTGATTGGGCTGGTGTTCCTGCTGAGCGAGCTTTGCTTGATGCACCTAGTCTTGAAAGAAGTCCTAATCCTGAAATCTGAGTACCAGCATTTAGAACATCGCCAATAAAACCTGCTCCTGGTAATGACTTAATTGCCTTTGTAAGAACGCCTATGCCATAGATTGCATTGCCAATTTGAGTGGCAAAGCCTTCCATTGCTGTGGTTGCTCCACCAATGCCATCTTTGCCTGCAACCATTTGCATGGCATCAAGTAAATCTTTACCAATAATCTCTTTGGCATTATTAGATGCAACTGTGAGCTTGGCAATCGCGCCTGCATAGCCTTCAGCAGCAGCTAGTGCCTGACCTCTAAACTTGTCTGTAAGTTGTCCAATGATGACATCCATGTCACCAGTCTTAAGTGTTGCTTTCTCTAAGCCTGCACCTAAGCGGCTAAGCGCTGTTGTCTGACCTAAGAAGCCACGACTTAGCGCGGCTGATACTGCGCCTAAATCTTTACCAGTACCTGCTGAAATATCTAGCGCTAGGGCTAACGCATCTTGTGACTTCTTGACATCGCCAGTAGCTGTAAGTAATGCTCTAAACGCTGGGCGCAAGTCATCATCTAAAACGCCTGTGGCGCGTTGCAAATCACCAATAAATTTTTCAACTTCAATGGCTGCAAAGGCGTTGCCTGTGTTGGCTAGGGCTAACGCTAATGATCGTGCAGCCTTCTCATCAGCAGCAAAGGCTTTGACTGATGCTTTACCAAATGCGTATAACTTAGAAGCTGCAAAGACTCCTGCGAGTTGCTTACCTAATTTGGCAACGGACTTTTCAAGTTTCTGTGTGGCAGTTTCTGCCTGTTTAAATGCTTTATTGCCGGTGTATTCGGCTGCAATATCAATTACTACATTAGCCATCAGCGAGTGCCTACCATTCGATTGAAAGTCTTGCCAGCATTGTCAATAGCCTTTAGAACAGCCTTTGTAGCATTGCCCTTATCATTTTCCCAAGCCTTGTAAATTAAGCGACCACGCTCTTTGCCTGTGCCAGTTAGTGGGCCCATTGCCTGAGCAAAGTTAGGACGAGCCGATGGCTTTGTGCTTGGCGCTCTACGCCCTGCTGTTTCATAAATAGCGCCTGCTGCCGAACGGTTACGAATCTGAGCTAATGCTCTAAAGCCTCTACGATTAGGCTTCGATGGTGTTGTCTTGTAACCAATACCACGCTTTACAATGGATGCGTTAAACACAGGAAATTTGCCACCCTCACGCGCCCAGTTGCTTAAAGGCGAACTTGTGACGAATCCACGAGCTTCTTTTACAACAGGCTTTAGAACGCTTGCAATTTCTTTCTGTGTTTCTTTGCCTAATTCTGGAGCGAATCTGCGAAGTGCCTTGCGAAGTTCAACGCCGCCTTTGACGGTTGCTGGCATTGGCTATCTCCTTCGCATCTTCCTGTAGAACCCTTATTAGGTTCTTTAGCATTACTTCATCTAGCTCTAATAATTGTGTTGGCGAGATCCCGAGCCTGACGCTTAATTTAGCAATCAGGTAGGTGATCGAGTCTCGCCCTAAGCCAAAGGGTCATCATCTAGCACCTCGACCGAAGTCAAAGTTTCGATGAATTGCTCTCCGAATGGCTTAACAGTTTCACCCGAACGGCGGATACATTCCCAAGCTAGCCAAAAGATATCGCTCTGCTTCTGGTCTTCGATGAACGCCTTGTGAAAACCTTTCTTGGCGTGAATCTCAAAACCATACTGCACCAATGGAGTGATTGGGTATTCCCCAACTGATCCATCTACCCTTGTTACTTTTAACTTTGCCATGCTGTGCCCCTTAGTTTAGTTGTTTAGAAAGTACCTGTTGTTGCTACTGCAACTGTTGAGTTAGCATCC